ATTAGCAAGTGCAAGATTACCTGATTTAACAGTTTCAGATTTTGCAGGGTCTGCTATACAAACTGGGTCAGAATCTTTTGCGGATTCAGATACAGCATTAATGACTGCTGCTGCAGTACAAGATAAAATTTTAAGTTATGGTTACACAACAAATGTTGGAGATGTAACTTCAGTAAGTGCAAGTAGCCCACTTAGTGTAGGAGGTGGTGGTGGTCCATCTCCCAGTATTAGTTTTGTAAGTGCTGCAATTAATACTTCGACAAGTGATGCCGATGGTGACTTTTTCTTAGTTCACAGCGGTACTACTAGTAGTGGAGGTTTATTTAAACTTACAAAGGCGAATATTAATTTATCTGGATTTAATAATGATTCTGGATTCTTAACTAATATAACCACTCAAACAGATCCTAAGTATTTAAGAAGTGATACTTCCGATACATTTAGTGGTGGAACAATAACATTCGAAGCACCAACAGATGGCACTGCAGTCTTTATGACAAAGGCAACGGATTCTCCTGATGAACCTGCAATACTTGTTCTTGCAGGAGATGCAGACTCTGAAGACGATCTAGCTTTTGAAATCAGAGGAAATACAACAGGAAGTTCTGTAGACTTAAGTACTACTATGAGTTCTGCAGATACAAAGTTTGCAATTTTTCAAAGTGGTCACACAACAATTGGTTATAATAGTTTAGGCACAGGATATACTCCAGTAAATGCTTACGGATTAAATGTAAATGGAACAATCTCAGCTGTAAATGGATATTATGCTGGTTCAACTCAAGTTATTAATTCAAGTGGTAACTGGGTAGGTGGCGGAAACATTTCCGAATTTACAAACAATAGTGGGTATCTAACAAGCTCATCTGGACTAAATGCAAGTAATTTAACAAGTGGAACTGTACCAGATGCACGAATTGCAGCAAGTAGTATTACACAACATACAGATTCAAAATATCTCAGAAGCGATGTTTCCGATGTTTATGCTGGAAGAACATTATCTTTTGGAATCGTAGGAAATGGTACAAATACTAATGGATCATTCTTTAGTATTGAAGGGAACACCGATAGCAGTGGAGAGGGTTCAGGTAGAATATTCTTTAGAGAACATAATAGCTCAACAGCAGCAGAGGATAATTTTGGAATGTCTCTCGGCTATCGTGGTGGAGCTACAACTATTACAACTGCTGGAGGCAACAGTAATACTACGGCAGCATTAGTAAGTAATGGTCAATGGTTTATGGTTGGTCATGATGCGAACAACCAAGGAGCTCTTATCATGTATGGTGATAGAGCTGCTACATTTGTAGACTTTTCAAGTAATAATGTTAGAGGAATTGGTACACTTACCGCTGCAAGTGCAACTATAACAGGCTTATCAACTCAGAGTTCAGAAGCAACAGTATTAACAATTAATGGAAGTAATGTTGTTGGTAAGAGAGACCTGGGCTCAAATGCATTTAATTCCACTACAATTCCAACAAACAATAATCAGTTAACAAATGGAGCTGGTTATATTACTGCATCAAATAGTGCCATTACTAACAAACTACCTTTAGCTGGTGGAACATTAACTGGTAAGCTTACCATGGATGAAAATGGATTTTCAGTTTCAGATGCTTATCATTCATGGAAAAGAAACTATGTTGTAAGTTCATCTTCACCTCAAGAAATATTATACCACGACGGAACTTCTTTAGATAATGGAGGAGTTTATAGATTTACGGCTCATATATCAGGAACTGGAACTGATCAAAATGCTACTGCAGTTTTTTGGAATCAGAATGGAACCTGGAAAGTTAATGTAACAGGACAAAGTGGAACAAGTAGTAATCACCCAGAATTTATAATTAGTTCTTCAACAAATAAACCGACAATTCACATTGATCATGCTAGTGCTTATACTATTATTATATATCACGAATGGTTACAATTAAATGAGGAATTAACAGGTACAGACAATGCTGGATATGCATTTGGAACCGATGCATTTTTAGGAAGTGTTGGAGATAAATTATACTTTAATCCTGGTGGAACAGCTGCTACAGGGGCCAATCCTTATGATGATGGTGATGAAGTATATCACGAAGGTCACAAGCCAACATATTCCGAACTTGGAACAATGGCATATTCCAATCTTACTGGTACACCAACAATTCCATCACTATCAGGATATGCAACAGAATCATATGTAGGAACACAGATTAGCAATTTAGTTGATTCTGCTCCAAGTACTTTAGATACACTGAATGAATTAGCTGCTGCACTTGGTGATGATGCAAACTTTAGTACAACCGTTACAAATAGTATTGCTACTAAACTACCACTAGCTGGTGGAACCTTAACTGGTACTCTGGACTTAAATACTGCAGATTCTCTTTCTTTCGAATCAGGAAAACATTGGATTACATGGAATGATGGAGAAGGAAACTTTAATATTAGAGTTGGACATAAATCAGATTCATCTACGAATGAAGTATCTACTGAAACTGGATATGTATTCCACGATGAGTGGTCACAGAGTTCTGGTTGGAGAGAGTTCAATATTTCAGCGAGCAGTATAACCGCTGGGGCTGATGTAGGCACTTGGCGAAAACAGATGTACTATGACACTAACTCCGTATATATTGCATATCAAGGAAGTACTAAATTTAATACTACATCTGCAGGGGTATCGATTGCTGGAAACATAGCAGTATCAGGAACAGTCGATGGAGTAGATATTGCCGCAAGAGACGCAGTCTTAACAAGTACAACTACAACTGCTAATGCCGCATTACCAAAAGCAGGTGGAACAATGACTGGAGACCTTCAGGCTCCTGGTTTATATGTCGGTTCTACAAACACTAGTTACGATTTTTATAATAATGGAACAACTTATTTAAATGGTAATGTAAGAGTAAATGCTACTTTAACTGTAGATGCAGGTAATATTGAAATTGCTAAAGATAATCCTGTTCTAATACTTAATGAAACGACTTCTTCATCTAATGCTAACCAAGTGGCTTATATTAGTTTCCAAGATAATGGCACAGAAGAAGCATGGATAGGCTGGGGAAGTAGTGGTAATACAGATTTCACTATTACTAATAATATAGGTTCTGTTGTTTTAAATGGAAATGGAACAACACAAATAAATGACAACTTAGATCTTAACGGAAATGCTGATATATCAGGAAATATAACAGTTACAGGAGAAGCTGCTTTTAATGGTACAAAACTAGAAGGTGATAGTAAAGAGATGCTTCGATTCTCTGACACATGGTTAAGAATAAATCCTGATAATGACTTTACCAGCGGTATTTATTGTGGAACTGGATTATTAAGAACAGATGGAACTTTTCAAGTTGGTGCTAGTGGTACTAAATTTGCAGTAAATGGAGCAAATGGTAATGTTACTCTTGCAGGAACAGTCGATGGTCGTGATGTTGCTACTGACGGAACAAAACTCGATACAATAGCTACAAATGCTGACGTAACTCCTTCATGGGTGCCATCAAGCAATCCAAACTATTTAACAAGTTCATCTGGACTAAATGCAAGTAATTTAACAAGTGGAACTGTACCAGATGCAAGAATTGCTGCAAGTAGTATTACACAACATACAGATTCAAAATATTTAAGAAGTAATGCTAATGATACTCTATCTTCTACTTTAAAAGTAACTGGAAGTATTATTCACGAATTCAATACTGCAGGTGGTTATATAGCAAGACCGAAGGGCGCGCAATATGTAACAAGTACAAATGCCCATACAGGTGCAATTAAGATTAAACTACCGACTCATGGTACAGATGATATGATGTCCTTCTGGGTAGATATTTATGACTATAGTACTGGAGAGTCAGTAACTTTATGGATTGGCGGTTATCTTTACCAAACAACAGGAAACAATGAGTGGGTAAATACAACTGCTTTAATTTTTACAGAACAAACAGGTAAAGCTCCCGAAAATGTTAGATTTGGAGCAGACGGAAGTAATAACTGTGTATGGATTGGTGAAACTACAGACACCTGGAGTTACCCTCAGATTATAGTAAGAGATTTTCAATGCGGATATAGTGCAGATATAGATGCATACGATGATAACTGGTCAATAACTTTTGTTACATCATTTGATACTGTTGATGAAACTCATGTAGCAAAAGGCCCCGTAACAGAATGGGATAGAGTTGAAGGCAAACCAACAATACCAACAAACAATAACCAGTTAACAAATGGTGCTGGTTATATCACTGATGGTAATACAAACTGGAACAATACTTATGGATTTATAACTTCTACAGACTCAAGTATCACTAATAAAATGCCACTTGCTGGTGGAACATTTACAGGTGCTGTAACAATAGAACAATCAGGAACCCCAACACTTAGTTTAAGCGATAGTGGAAATGCTGGAGGCGGAGGAGCTTCTGGTAAAATACTTTTCTCAAATACTGGCGGTAATGCTATGGGTATTGGGTATACTGGAGATAGTACAGCTGACTCAGACTTTATTATATCATCTAATGCAGGTGGAACTTATGGTGGTTATCTTGGATTAGATGCTGGTGCTATTACAGATGCTCAATCAGATATTATATTAGAACCAAAAACAAATGTCAGAATTGCTACAGGTTCTATTGAAATGGGTAGTACAGTATTTATTGACCAAAGTAGAAACATGACAGTCGGAACTATCTCTAGTGGTCAAATAACAGCAACAAAAATTCATGCTGGTGGTGATAGTACTTCCTTTACTGATGGAACTGATCCTGATATTTCTACTGATAATATTTATGCAACAGAAAAAGTTGTTTCACCAAAAATCGTTTGGTTAAATGATGCTAGTGGAGATGATAACTATGTAACTTGTGATGATAATAATAGCGCATATACTGTTAAAGGTCAATCAGCTGGTGCATGGTGGCAATGGTATGGTGATAAAACATTAGGTTATGCAGGTCATAAATTTGATTATTGGAAAGGTAATGGTGCAGAATTAACTGGATTTATTCAATTTACTGGGACAGGAACAGATACTAATACTGGAGGATATATCTATTTTGGTAATGCAACCACATATAAAATAAATCCTAATCAGCAATCTGTATTTGCTCCAGGCTCTACAACAAGTAGTACTACAAGAAAGGGAATTAAATTTTATCATGGCCAGGGCCCTGAGCCAGTGATATGGTATCATGCAACTGGTACAGGCACTGGAATGTTAAAAATATATTCAAATAATGTTGGTGTTGGTGATATGTTTGCATTAGATGCAACTAATGGTGATGGTCACTTTAAAGGAGATGTTACTGCTTATTCAACTACTACTACTTCTGATATTAAATTAAAAGAAAATGTAAGAGATTTAGAAGGTGCATTAGATACAACACTTAAATTAAGAGGTGTTAAGTTTGATTGGAAAGATGAAAATAAAGATAATGATCAATTAGGATTTATTGCACAAGAAGTAGAAGAAGTATTACCAGAAATTGTAAAAGAAGTAACAAGTTTAAGTGATGATAATACTGAAACACATAAATCAGTTAATTATAGTGCAGTAGTTCCTGTATTGGTAGAAGCAATAAAGGAATTGAAACAAGAGATTGATGATCTTAAAGAACAACTAAAGAATAAAGAGTTATAAATAGTATAATAGAGGATTAATTATGGCAATTACAAAAACAACAACGGTTCAACACATTAGAGTTTTTCCTGCAACTTCTCCAGAAGGTGGAGCCGAGGCAGGTAATCTTGCTTATCCAGCTATACACGTAATGTATAGTGACTCATTTGATGATCCAGACGATGATTTACTACCAGTTACAAACGCTAGAGAAAAAAGCATTTATAAGTTTGAATCAGACGGTAGTACCGCTACAGATGTTAGTGGAGAAGATCAACTGGTACAAGATATTTGTGCGGCAGTTTGGAGTTAAAAAATGGCAAAGCCTAATAGCAGAGATACATTAATAGATTATTGTCTAAGAGCATTAGGCGCGCCCGTTATTGAAATAAATTTAGATGATGATCAAATTGGCGATCGTATTGATGAAGCTTTACAATTTTATCAACATTATCATGCTGATGCAATAGAAAAGGTTTATTTAAAGCATCAAATTACTCAAGTAGATATCGATAATCAGTATATTCCATTAAACGATTTAGTAACAGATGTTGTACAGATATTTCCATTAAGAGATAATAGAAATACAGCAGATTCGATGTTTGATGTTAGATATCAAATGCATTTGAATGATGTTTATAATCTTGGATTTATGGGATCATTAGTTGAATATGAAATGACACAACAGTGGTTATCATTATTAGATATGGTTATTGATAATGATCAAAAACACGTTAATTTTGAAAGACATAAAAATCAACTACAAATTTATATGGATTGGTCAGATGAAGTAAGTGTAGATGATTATGTTATTATTGAGTGTTATAGAATATTAAACCCTGATACACATACTGATGTTTATAATGATTACTTCTTAAAAAAATATGCTACAGCGCTTTTAAAAATGCAATGGGGCATGAACTTATTAAAATTCGAAGGTATGCAAATGCCTGGTGGTGTAACATTTAATGGAAGACAATTATTTGACGACGCGCGAGAAGAAATCGCTAAATTAGAAGAAGAAGTTAGATTGAATTGGGAACAACCAGTCGACTTTTATACGGGGTAATCAATGCCACGTAATGTATATTTTTCACAAGCAGTAAAGTCAGAGCAAAATCTATATGAAGATTTAATTATAGAATCTTTAAAGATTTTTGGTCAAGACGTTTACTATATTCCTAGAACCCTAGTCAATAGGGATAACATTATGGGCGAAGATATTGGATCTAAGTTCGATGATGCTTATCTAATTGAAGCCTATATTGAAAATGTAGATGGATTCGAAGGTGCTGGTGATTTATATAATAAATTTGGTTTAGAAATTAGAGATGAAGCAACATTTATTATTTCTAGAAGGCAGTGGAATAGTTTAGTAGGATTTTGGAATAATGAATTAGAAGATCCTAAACCTCAAGAAGGTGATCTTTTATTTATGCCAATGTCAAATACTTTTTTCGAAATTATGTTTGTTGAAGATGAACAACCATTCTATCAGCTATCTAATTTACCAGTATTTAAATTACAATGTTCATTATTTGAATATAACGATGAGCAATTTGAAACTGGTGTTAGTGAAATTGATGCAAAAGAAATTACTAATGCACAACAAACACAAATCGATCTTACAGTAACTGGAGGTAATCACTTTACTCAAGGGGAAATAGTAACACAGGTAATTTCTACTGATCCTGCAATTAGTGTATATGGTGAAGTTCAAACAGTTACAAAGACATCTGATGCCGCCGCATCTATTAGTGTATCTAATATTGGTGTAACAGGTAGTACCGAAGCAAAAGATTTCTTTGTTTCACCCACAGTAGGTTTAACAGGTAGTGAATCGAGTAATACTTGCTTTATTACTAAAGTTTATGACATAACCGATAGCGAATCATTCCCAGCAGATGATCAAGCCAAGAATTATGAGTTTGAAGTTGCTGCAGATAACTTTATAGACTTTACGGAATCAAATCCGTTTGGTGATCCATCGGAGACATACTAATGTTTGGAGGTCATTTCTATCATGCAACAACTCGTAAAGCAGTAGCTATTTTTGGTACATTATTTAATAATTTAAAAGTTATTAGAAAAGATGGTAGTGGTAACGTATTAAATCAAATTAAAGTTCCATTAGCTTATGGACCTAAACAAAAGTTTTTATCTAGAATTGATGCTACAACTGGAAGTGATGCATCAATGGCCATTAAATTACCAAGAGTTGCTTTCGAAATAACAAATTTAGCTATTGATTCGACACAAAAATTACAAAAAAGAAATCAGGTTATAGAAAATCACGCGACTGATTCTACCAAAAAGAAAACATTAAATCATATAGTTGCATACGATATTGGTATGTCGTTATATGTTTTAGCTAAAAATCAAGATGATGGATTACAAATTATGGAACAAATACTTCCATATTTTCAACCAGAATATACTGTAACAATTACACCAGTAGATGGATTTGCATATAAGCAAGATGTTCCTATTGTATTACAATCAGTGGCTATACAAGACGATTATGAAGGTGATTATATTACAAGAAGAGCATTAATATATCAGTTTGATTTTAATATGAAAATGAAATACTTTGGACCAACTAAAGATCAAGGTGTAATTAAAGAAATTAATATAGATTTTAACAACGATGCGGGTGGTGCAGAAATATTGGAAAATATGGATTTAACAATTACGCCTGCTAATGCGGATGAAGATGATAATTATACTGTAAATGTAAGTATAACGTAGGTATGTTATGAGTGATAAATTAGAAAAGATTAATAAGAATCTAAGCAAAAACTTGCCAGCAAAGAAAACTATTACTAAAGATGATCTTGAAATTAAAGATGATTATGAGTTTTCTAGAAAGACGTATAAAGATTTAATTAGAACAGGCACATTATCTCTTGATGTGCTTGCTGAGTTAGCTCGTGAATCAGAACATCCACGAGCGTTTGAAGTATTATCAAGATCGATAAAAGATATTGCCGATACAACTGAAAAATTGATGGCTCTCCAAAAAAATAAAAAAGATTTAACGGGTGAAGCTATAAAACGTGAAGTGACAAATAATAATCTTTTTGTTGGAAGTACGACAGATTTACAAAGATTGTTAATAAAAGCAAATAATGATACAAAGGATGTAATAATAGATGACGAAGGCAACAACTGAGCAAGGATATCTAGGGAATCCTAATGTAAAAAGAGATGGAGTAGAATCTTCATTTTCCAAGCATGAGGTTCTAGAGTATAAAAAGTGCATGAGTGATCCTGCATATTTTGCTCGTACGTATGTAAAAGTTATTTCGCTTGATAAAGGTTTAGTTCCATTTGATTTATGGCCTTATCAAGAAGAAATGTTCCATCACTTTAATGAAAACAGATTTAATATTGTTTTAGCATGTAGGCAAAGCGGTAAATCAATATCATCAGTTGTATTTTTATTATGGTATGCGTGTTTCCACCCAGAAAAAACAATTGCTATTTTAGCTAACAAAGGTGCAGTGGCTAGGGAAATGCTAGGTAGAATTACATTAGCATTAGAAAACTTACCATTCTTTTTGCAGCCAGGTTGTAAAGCATTAAATAAAGGTTCAATTGAATTTAGCAATAATTCAAAAATTATTGCTGCAGCTACATCAGGTAGTTCAATCAGGGGTTTATCTATTAACTTACTATTTCTTGATGAGTTTGCGTTTATTGATAATGACGCACAGTTTTATACATCGACATATCCTGTTGTCTCATCAGGTAAAGATACAAAAATTATTATAGCTTCTACGGCAAATGGTGTTGGTAATATATACCATAAATTATGGGAAGGTGCTACAACAAATACAAATGAGTTTAAGCCATTTAGAGTAGATTGGTGGGACGTACCAGGAAGAGATGAAAAATGGAAAGAAGAAACAGTTGCTAATACATCAGAATTACAGTTCGATCAAGAATTTGGTAATAATTTCCATGGTAGAGGTAATACATTAATTGAGGCAAATGATTTATTAGCACAAAAGGCTATTAATCCTATTAGATGGTCAGAAAATTTATTTCAATATGAAGAACCAAAAGAAGGTCATCATTATGTTATGACTGTTGATGTATCAAAGGGCAGAGGCCAAGATTATAGTACATTTAATATTATCGATACATCAGTAAATCCATTTAAACAAGTATGTGTATTTAGAGATAATAATATATCACCGCTGTTATTTCCCGATATTATATACAAATATGCTAAGATATATAATGAAGCATATGTAATTGTAGAAAGTAATGACCAAGGAGCAATTGTTTGTAATGGATTATATTACGATTTAGAATATGAAAACATGTTTGTAGAATCGCAGATTAAGGCTAACTCGATTGGTGCTACTATGACTAAACGAGTTAAAAGAATAGGTTGCTCTACATTTAAAGATTTAATTGCATCTAAAAAATTACATATTGTTGATGGAGAAACTATTACAGAAATGTGTACATTTGTAGCTAGAGGTGCTTCATTTGAAGCAATTGCACCTAATCATGATGACTTAGTTATGAATTTAGTTTTATTTGGTTGGTTTACTACAACTGATATATTTCAAGGGTTAACTAATATTGATATGAAGCAATTAATGTATAGAGAACAATTAAAAGCCATACAAGATGATATGCTTCCTTTTGGTATTATAGAAGATGGAAGAGATAGAAAGGAAGGAGTTGGAGATGGAGAAGGTAATGTATGGTTTGAACAAGAATGGAAAGGGGGATTTTAAATGAAAAATGAGGTACTAAAGAGAATATTAGAAAAGAGATCTGCCCAAGTAGAAGAAGTATTAGAAGCTATAGAAAAAACTAAAACATATAGGTTTGTATATTTGTGGTATGATGATCCAGAAGATCCCGATGATCCTGAAAAAACAGCTGATGATTTTATAAAAGAAGGTGAGAAACTTGGTCTAAAAGCTTTTAAAGTTGATATACAAGGCGCATATTCAGATTTAGAAGGAAAAAATAGATATATTTATGATGGTATGTCAGAAAAAGAAAGAAAGTTTTTAATAGATGAGAATACTATTGTATTTGTAAGAGCTCCTGCTACAAAAAGAAAGGCATGGTCAGATTTTTTAACACAGCTAGAAAGAGCTGGTGTAGTATGTGTTAATACAAGAGCATGTATGGAAATTACATCTGACAAATATAGGACTAGTTTATATTTAGCAGAAGCTGGATTAAATCAACCAAAAACTGTTTTAATTCATCATCCAAATAAAGCAATTGATGCAATGGAAAGATTAGGTGGAAAATATCCAGTTATTCTTAAAACACTCACTGGTTCGTTGGGTATAGGAGTTATTAAAGTAGATTCTGAAAGCTCATTACACTCGACTGTACAACTATTGTATAAATTAGATCCTAACATGGGAGTTTTATTGCAAAGAATGATTGAAGACTTTACGTTTGATATTCGTGCACATGTTATTGGTGGTAAGTTTCATGGTGCAATTAAAAGGCCAACAGTTAAAAAAGACTTTAGAACAAACGTATCTTTAGGTTCAAAGCCTGCTCCAATAGAATTGACTGATTTAGAGATACAACACGTAGAAAGGGCAGCAAAAGCTGTTGATGGATTATGGGTAGGTGTAGATATATTTCCTTCAAAAGATAGAAATAAGATTCCTCCAATGTTTATTGAAATTAATTCTACTCCTGGAACAAAAGGATATAGAAAAGCTACTGGAGAAAACTTACCTAAAAGCGTATTAGAAAAATTTATGAATAGAGAGTATTGGCTCAAGCCAGGAACATATGTCTCTATGTTTGATGAAGAGGGTTAGAACATTAGTATTTATAAATATAACTGTTGAATATAACCGTATTATGAAAACTTATTAAACTAACTCATATTGAGAGGACAAAAAAATGGCATTTCAAGTATCACCAGGCGTT